GTGATTTTGTTTTAAAAAATGTTCCGTGTGTAGCAACACAGTTCACAGTTGATCTACCAATGGACGTTGATTACATTCATGTTCCGGGTGCTATTAACACTTGGGTTCCAACACGTAGTTTAATATCTATACAATTACAACCAACATACAGCAGAAGAGCAGTACAGCAATTTAGCTTAGATAAGTTTAAATCTGGTGCATATGCTAAAGGCAACGGACCAGGATTTATCTAATGGCAAACTATGACGGAACATCACCTTGGTTTAATACTACCATAACAAATAACCAATATCTTGACACACTAAAAATTAGACCAATCCCTGCTGAATCAGACGATGTATTATATACAGTACAGGTTCAGTATACTCACAGACCTGATTTATTAGCTTTTGATTTATACGGAGATAAAAATCTTTGGTGGGTATTTTCACAACGTAATATTGAAATTTTAAAAGATCCTATTTTTGATTTAGTTGCAGGAACAGAAATATATATTCCAAAAGGCGATGCTCTAACTAGAATATTAGGATTGTAAAAATGGATATCCAAAATAAACTATCAAGATTAAAAGCACAAGGTCTAGAGCTGGCAGATAATGTAGCAACAAATGTACAAAATAATATATCTACAAGTGCTAATATATCAGTTGACGGTGTAATTGACAGCGTAGCTGGATCGGTTCAAGATCTTAAAGGCGCAACAGTTGATATTGCAAACAGTCTTAATGGTATCACAGGTCCTGCTGTTGGACAAAGTATTGTAGGTAATATTGCAAATGGTATTGGCGGACAATTAGTAGATCAAATTTCTGGAGGAATAGGTGGATTTTTAGGATCTGCATTTGGTAGCGGTTTTGGAAACAGTTTTGGCGGTATCGGAAAACAGCCAAACCCATTAGAACAATTTGCTAGTTATAATTATATTTTTACATTAGGGTGTTTAAGTGACGACGAACTTAACTTTCCTGATTTTACTTATAGAAGGCGTGACCCTGACGTAGTTATACTACGTAGCGGCGGCGGACCAACTCCTGGTAGTACATCGGGTTATGACCAAAATGGAAAAACTGAATATTTTATAGACGATGTTGAAATTGAAACTATTGTTGCAGGTAATGCAAACACAAGATCAACTAATGCAACATCCCTTCAATTTAAAGTTAGTGAACCATATAGCATGGGATTATTTTTACAAACTTTGCAACTTGCAGCAAAACGTGCTAGAGGACCTGATTCAACTTACCTAGAAGCACCTTATCTACTTACAGTTGAATTTAAAGGTTATGATGATGCTGGAAACTTTATTCATGCTAGTAATTTGCGAAGAATGTTTCCGTTAAAACTTGTTGACATACAATTTGAAGTTACAGAAAGCGGAAGCCAATATGCTGTAACAGCAATTCCTTATCAAGAAGTTGCACTTACAGATGAAACACAAACTTCACATACAGAAACACAGTTCAGCGGAGCAACAGTAGCAGAAATGTTGCAAACTGGTGCAAAAAGTTTTACTAAAATTTTAAATGATAGACAAATTCTTAAAGAAGAAGCAAAACAAGTTGGCAAAGGTGATCAATATATAATTTTATTTCCTAAAACATCATCATCTGCACAAGAATCAGAATTGTTTATGCAAGGCCAACCTGAACAAGATGATGATAGTGCAACTACACGTAAATTTACTCAAGAAGAAATAAAAGAATTTTATGTTTCTCAAACAGGAGATGCTAACGGAAAAGTTCCTGACAATTATGAACAAGAACTTGAAAACAACAAAGGCATTTCTGTTAAACGTAGTAGTCTTGGAGAAAATATTAGAGAATATGGTGAAAAGTTAGAATTTATGAACGACATTGGTAAGGCTAAAATTACTAAAAGTAATCTTGATGCAGGAACACAACCAATGACCGGAGCAACACAAGCTGAAAGCGAAACAACCAAAGGTAAAATTGATCGATGTAAAGTAACACGCACAGGTGATATTAGATCATCAGCATATTCTGCAGGTAAAAAAATTCAAGATGTTATTGAAGAGACTATTATTTTAAGTGAGTATGGTCGAAATATAGCTGACAAAAAAGCTGACGGAAACGGAATGGTTCCTTGGTTTAGAATACAAACACAAGTTTTTAATGCAGACGAAAGTGCTAAAACAATAGGATCTACAGGAAAACCTGCTAGAGTGTTTGTATATCGTGTTGTTCCGTATCTTGTTCATAGAAGTAAATTTCAAGGAAGTTCAGATGCAAGCCCGGGAATAGTAAATTTACAACGACAAGCAATAAAAGAATACAATTATATCTATACTGGAAAAAATAAAGATATTTTAAATTTTGACATTAGTTTTAACGCTGCATTTTTTACAAGTATTGCAGGTGATTCAGGGCAACTAGGAAGAGATTCAAAAACAGCAGTAACTGACGAAGTCACAGGCGGCAATGCACGAGCAGTTAGTGGTAAAGGCGAGTCTACTAGTAATTTAGATACAGTGTCAAAATCTACTGACAAGGTAGTAAAGCCTAATAGTGTTGATGGCGGCGGCCCAGTTATCCATCCGGAAAGCCAAGTAGCAAGAGATTTTAATGAAGCATTAGTAAACAGTCCGGTTGATTTAATGATGGTTGATTTAGAAATTATGGGCGATCCTTACTATATTGTTGATAGTGGTATGGGAAATTATAATGCTCTCCAAGTTCCGGGTTTATTAAATATTACTAAAGATGGAACAATGAATTATGAAAACGGAGAAGTTGATATTGAATTAAATTTTAGAACTCCACTTGATTATGGACAAAATTACATGGACTTTCCAGGTGGCGGCACAGCACCTGTAGGACAATTTAGTGGACTATATCAAGTATTATTTTGTAAAAATTCATTTAGTAACGGACAATTTACACAAACACTGCAAACTATACGCAGAAGAGCCCAACCAAGCGAAACAACCGAAGGTACAACAGCTACAAGCGGATTACTTAACTTAGATAATCCAGCAGCACAACTTGCAGAAACTTTTGCTAATACATTAAACGGCGATGCTATAAAACTAGCAAAAGCACTCACTGGTGGACAAGCTGGATTAGGAAATATAGCTGCAGGAGCACTTGGAGAATTAGATCAAAAACTTGCAAATGCAATTTCAACTGTAAGAAATGGAAGTATTCCTAAACCTATAACTGATGCAGCTTCTAAAGGAATAGCCCAAGGCAACTCTACTGATTTAACAGGATTACAAGGATCAACATAATATGGTTTCACCAAATCAAGAAACACGCTCATCTGGTGCTAGTGCTAAATTAAGCAAAATTGACGGTCCAGGTCCGTTTGAAGCAATTGTAAAAAATCACTTAGACGGTGAGTATATGGGTAGATTAGAAGTTGAACTTCTAAAATCTAACACAGAAGGCTCAACTCCTAATGTTGGCGCTGAACGAGTAATTGTAGATTACCTAAGTCCATTTTACGGAGTTACACCATTTGCAGGATCTACACCAAATGATAATTTTGCGTCTACACAAAAAAGTTACGGAATGTGGGCTATACCACCTGATGTTGGTACTAAGGTATTAGTAATTTTTGCTGAAGGAAATAAAAGCAGAGGCTTTTGGATAGGTTGTATTCAAGATCGTTATATGAATTTTATGGTACCGGGAAATGCTAGTACAAAATATAATACTGAAGATCAAACAAAACAAAGACCAGTAGGCGAATATAACAAGAAAACAGAAGAAGCCGTAGGAGCAGATCCAACACAGTTTTTAAAACCTTGTAATATGGATGCTTGTAATGTTTTAGATAATGCAGGATTAGCAAATGACCAAATAAGAGGTACAACTACAAGTAGTGCTAGACGAGAAACTCCTAGTATGGTATTTGGATGGAGTACTCCAGGACCGTTAGATAGACGCCCTGGACATCCTACAACAAAAACAGGCGAAACTGGTGCTGAAATAGATATTCCTAGTTCGCGATTAACTGGCACAACTCTTGTAATGGACGACGGAGATCCTAGTTTATTTAGAAAAGGACCAGCTGGTGGCGAAAAGGCAGTGCCTAGTGAATATACTACATTAGACAACGGCGGCGATCCTAGCATACCAGCTAACGAATTATTTAGAATACGTACTAGAACCGGACATCAAATACTTTTACATAATAGTGAAGACTTAATTTATATTGCACACGGTAGTGGCAAAAGTTGGATTGAAATGACAGCCAACGGTAAAATTGACATTTACGCAGAAGACAGTATTAGTATGCATACTAAAAATGATCTTAATTTTAAAGCAGATAGAAATATTAATTTAGAAGCAGGTCAAAATGTTAATATAAAAGCCGGAAATGCAATGGCAATGGAAACAGCAGCTAATTGGACTGTTAAATGCGGAGCAGATGGAATGTTAACTTGTACAGGATCAAGTAACATAAGTTCTGCCGCACACAAAGAAACAGCTGGTAGAATAGATATGAATAGTGGAAGTGCAGTAGCAGCAACGGCTAGTGCGGCACCTGCTGTAACTAGAGTTCCACAAGCCGGTGCTTGGACAGGAGCAGAGAATAAAAATCCTGCAGAACACACACCTGAAAAAACAAACAACGACCCTGAAGCAATTGCTGCAGGAACAGCAAATGCATCTAGTGACGACAAAGCAGAAGATAAAGCAAATGACGATACTTTTGCAAAATGTCCACCAGAGGAAAAATCAGAAGCAACTAAAACACAAGAACAAAGACAAGCAGCTACAGATGCAAAAACAGAGAACATTAATGCTCAGTTAACAGACGGAGGTGCAGGCAATGAACTTAGCAGTCTTGATCAAATAGCAGAATTAAATAACCAAGACCTAGGCGGTGGAGCAGGTAGAGAAATAAAAGGAACAGCAACACTCACTGATTCAGAAGGATCATTTTAACAAGGTAAATACGTTATGAGCACATTAGAAAAAAAGTTATACAAAGAGATTACAGTAAAATCCAATAAAAGACCCGATTATGGAGTCGGCGAAAAAACATATCGTGGATTTTCTACGGTAAATCCGGATAGTATAGGCTATCAGCTCTATGATATACAAATAATTAAACAAGATATAATCAACCACTTTCATATACGCCAGGGTGAATTACTTAGCAATCCTAATTTTGGAACAATAATCTGGGATATTTTATATGAACCGTTAACAGAAAGATTAAAAGAAGTTATTGCTGAAAATGTAACTACAATTATTAATTACGATCCGCGTGTAAGCGTTGTATCAGTATCAATTGACCAGTATGAAAGTGGTATACAAATTGACGCAACTCTGTCATTTTTACCTTATAATATTTCTGAAAATATGAAACTAACGTTTGATCAAAACAACGGATTGTTAGCTAGATAATTATATACGCACTTTTCTAAATTTAATAAATACTGTATAATTAAAGGAAAGAAATATTATGTCAACAACCGATAGACAAAATAGGTTATTAGTAGCTGAAGATTGGAAGAGAATCTACCAAAGCTACAGAAACGCAGAATTCAAATCATACGATTTTGACAATTTACGTCGAACTATGATCAACTACATTCGTCAAAATTACCCAGAAGATTTTAACGATTATATTGAAAGTTCAGAGTACCTTGCACTAATTGATCTTATTGCTTTCCTTGGTCAAAATATTGCTTTCCGTACAGACTTAAATGCTCGTGAAAACTTTTTAGAATTAGCAGAACGTAGAGAATCGGTACTACGTTTAGCTAGACTTCTATCGTATAATCCAAAAAGAAATCAAGCTGCTAATGGTTTATTAAAAATTGAAAGTGTTCAAACAACAGAAGATGTAAGAGATTCAAACAATTTAAATTTATCAAATCAAACTGTTGTATGGAATGATCCAAGTAATCCCGACTGGAATGAACAATTTACAAAAGTATTAAATTCAGCATTACCAGTAAACAGTAATGTTGGCCGTCCAGTACAAAAAGCTACTATTGCAGGCGTGCCTACAGAACAGTATAGGC